AGTGTTGCCACTGAGCAGAAGATCCTTAACCAACTGTGTGCAGATGCTGACTTCTGTAAGCGTCTTGCTGACTGGGCAGACATCATCCGTAAGACCTTCTATGATGGTGGCATTGAGGATGTCATCAGCACCCGCCGCCTGGTTCACATTGTAAAGGCATACAGCATTTTCAATGACAAGGCAAAGGCAATCCAAGTCTGCATCAACCGTTTCGATGATGAAACTAAGCAGGCATTCCTGGAACTGTATGACAAAGTTGATGCTGACTTCAACATGCCTTCTCTTGACGAAGATGCTATGAAGGACTATAACCCTGTTGACCAGTCCCAGATTCTCTGATATAATTACGAGGTATTATTATGACTTCTTGGAGTTTTCTCTACGACACTATGTCTGAACAAAACAACGAAGATGTTACTATTTCAAGTAACATCTCTGACGCAACTAGCGCCGACTGGAATGACTTCTGGGGCGCTGCCGATACGGTATCAATGTTTGAAGGGGGTGAAGATGTGATTAGTTTTGATGTACCTGATCTTCCTGAAGTACCTAAGAATGACAACGGATTCTGGAAGTATCATGAGGATGTAATCCTTAAAGAGGTTCGTGACTATCTTGGTGGAACCTACAACGCCCATTATGCATCATCTGAATCCAAGACGCAGACTCTTGACTTGATTGAGTCTGTTGGTGATGCAGAACCATTCTGTCGATCGAATGCAATTAAATATCTCTCTCGCTTTGGTAAGAAGAACGGTAAGTCCAAACAGGACATCCTGAAAGCAATTCACTACTGCATTCTTCTCTATCACTTCGCTGGCCTTTGTAATGAAAATACGCAACCCTATGAAACTTTCTGAAACCACTCTGTCTATCCTGAAGAACTTCTCTTCTATCAACCAGTCCATCCTGTTCAAGGAAGGTAACAAACTCCGCACTATCAGTGTGATGAAGAACATCCTGGCAGAAGCAACTGTCACTGAAGAGTTCTCCAAAGACTTTGGTATCTATGATCTGAACCAGTTCCTTAACGGTCTGAGTCTCCATGCAAGTCCAGAACTGGACTTCAAGAATGACGGTCATGTTCTTATCCGTGAGGGTAAGATGCGTTCAAAGTATTTCTTTGCAGACCCTAATGTCATTGTGACTCCTCCCGACAAAGACATCACTCTTCCTAGTGAGGATGTGTGTTTTGAGGTGAGCACTGAACAACTGGAAAAACTGCTGAAGGCATCTGCTGTGTATCAACTGCCAGACCTTTCTGCTGTTGGTGAGAACGGTGTGGTCAAACTGGTTGTCCGTGATAAGAAGAACGACACTTCCAATGACTTTGCTATTGTTGTTGGTGAGACTGATTCCGAGTTCTCTTTCAACTTCAAAGTTGAGAACATCAAAGTCCTGCCTGGAACCTATGATGTTGTTGTATCCCAGAAACTCCTGTCACGTTTCACTTCTAAGAACCGCGACCTGACCTATTACATTGCACTGGAACCTGACTCTACCTTTGGGTGATGAGACATATTCTCTTCACTCTGAAGGAATGCAACGTTGACCTCCTAGAAGACCAGCAGTATGTGAGAATGACTCTCTACAATGCTGCTAAAGAAACTAAGTCAACGTTGCTTAACCTTTCTGTTCACAAGTTTGAACCACAAGGTATGACTGGTATTGCTATGCTTGCTGAGTCGCACATTAGTATTCACACCTGGCCCGAAAAAAGTATGGCAGTATGTGACGTATTTACTTGTGGAGAACACACCTTGCCTCAGGCAGGTGTAGAGTATATGAAGCAGAGGTTTGAATCCTCTGATATGATAATGAAGGAATTTGTGAGACCTTTGGAATGAACATCTTTGTTACTGACCCTAGTCCTTGGAAATCTGCTAGGGTTCTACCTGACAAACATATTGTCAAAATGCCCCTAGAAACATGTCAGATGCTTGCCATCGTATGTTCTAAGAAATGGGGTCATGACTTCGGCACTCTTCCCAAGGCAGACGGGACTCCCTATGCCACTGAGAAGGGTGCTTTTCGCAATCATCCCTGTACGGTATGGGCGAATGAATTTGTGACAAACTGGTTGTGGTTGCTGGACCACGGACTTGCACTCTGTGATGAGTATCAGATGCGCTATGGCAAGGTTCACACCTGCTACAATACGCTTCTAGCAGCGAAGGAGATACTTCCTACTGCTGACCCGCAAGGACGCTCTGGCAAGGGTCCTACGCCCTTTGTCTTTGCTGGACCTGATGAGTTCAAGTTGGATACTTCAATATCCATCTATGACAAGTACAAGATGTACATTGCATCTAAACCTTGGGTATGCGATAATTACCTTCGTATCCCCGAACGTAAACCTGACTGGGTATAACTTTATTATGCGTGATGAATTTCTCTGGGTTGAAAAGTATCGACCTAAGACTATTGAAGAATGTATTCTCCCTGAGAGTACCAAAAGTACATTTCAAAACTTCCTACATAAAGGTGAAGTACCTAACTTACTTCTGGCTGGGCCTGCAGGATGTGGTAAGACCACTGTCGCAAAAGCACTGTGCAATGAACTGGGGGTAGATGTTTATGTCATCAATGGATCCGATGAAGGACGATTCCTTGATACCGTCCGAAATACTGCGAAAAACTTCGCTTCGACCGTCTCGCTTGCATCAACTGCAAAACACAAAGTCATCATCATTGATGAGGCAGATAACACAACCAATGATGTACAACTCCTCCTACGGGCGTTTACTGAGGAGTTTAGTGGCAACTGCAGATTCATCTTCACCTGCAACTTCAAAAACAAAATCATCGAACCCCTCCACTCCCGATGCGCCTGTATTGATTTTTCCACCTCTTCCAAAGACAAACCCCAACTTGCCGCAAAGTTCTTCCAACGAATCCAAGATATCTTGGATAAGGAAAGTGTTGAATATGATAACAAGGTCCTTGTAGAACTTATTAACAAGCACTTCCCTGACTGGCGTCGTGTCTTGAATGAATGTCAACGTTACTCTGCTAGCGGTAAGATTGACACTGGCATTCTTGCAACTTTCAGTGATGTAAAAGTAAATGACTTGGTTAAAAACCTTAAGGAAAAGAACTTCTCTGAAGTTCGTAAATGGGTGGTCAATAACCTTGACAATGACTCTGCTGTGCTTATGCGGCGTATTTACGATGCTCTTACTGCATCCCTTGAAAACTCTAGTATTCCTCTTGCCGTTCTTATTATTGCTCGGTATCAATATCAGATTGCCTTCGTTGCCGACCAGGAGATCAACCTCCTCGCATGTCTCACAGAAATAATGAGCGAGTGTACCTTTAAATGAAATATCCCAGACAAAAGAAATCCAGAATGTATTACTACTTCTGGAGTGCAATGACTATCACTGTTTTCCTTGGACAACTCTATGTTGGAACTGGATACCGTGTTCTGCATGGAAGTATGCAAGAACTTCTTAATAAGGTAGATGGAGTCCTTCTCCACAAAACTGAAGGATCTAATTTTCTATGATGGTTATCCCAGAAAGTGATGCTGCCTGGGCAGCGGATGAGTTTATTGATTACTTCAAGAACTTTTCCTCTATTGAGGACTATCTTCGTTATGTCAAGAAAGAAGTTATCACACAAACAAATCAACTGACACCTCTTCAAGATGAGTTCTTTAATGAAGACATTCATCCTGATGAGATGGAGTTTGATATCAAGTTTGTTGGTAACAGGTTTCAGCAAGCTGTGCCACAAGAGCACTATGTTAATCTTCTGAGAGCAGTTTCATCTCACAATAACGAAAGCAATATTCCTGGTAGAGAACTTCGCTGGATGATATATGAGAAGAAGACCCAGCAGTGTCTTGGGTTTATTCGCTTTGGTTCTCCTACTATCAATTCAAAACCTAGAAACGTTTGGTTGGGTAAGTCCCCTAACCTTAGGGTGTTCAACCGTCACGCGGCAATGGGTTTTGTGATCGTACCTGCACAACCATTCGGTTATAACTATCTCGGTGGCAAACTCTTAGCA